ATTAAAGAAATCTCTAAATGTAGATTTGAATGAAGCTGTTAAATATGGGACAGTAATTGTAACAAATCAGGATGCTTTTGACGTATTGGATTCTGCTATGGATGCTACAAATGGCAGACCACTGTTACAACCAGACCCGACTAATCCTACAGTTAAGAGATTTGCAGGGTATCAGGTCGTAGTATTTGACAATTCATTACTTCCGACAACAGGAACAACTACCAAGAAAGCACCTGTTTTCTATGGCTTGCTGTCTGAAGCTGTGAAATTTGTTGACAATGGCAAGTACTCATTTGCGACTTCAGAACATGCAGCATTCACAAAGAACATGACACTTGCAAAAGTAATTGAATATGTTGATTGCATTCAGGTTGATGCAAGTGATAAGTGCTATATAGCAGGAGAAATCACAATAGCGTAGTTTTTTAAATAATAAGGGGACATGGAATTAAATCTCTGTCCTTGATCGTTTTATGGGGTGAATTAGAATGATACTTACACTAAATGAAACAAAAGAGTTTCTACGTCTTGAACAAGATTGTACCTTTGAAGATACCTTTATTACATCATTAATAATATCTGCTGAGAGTTATATAAAAAATGCAACTGGTAAGACATTTGACAATACAAATGAATTGGCAAAGTTGGCATTTAAAATGTTAATTTCACATTGGTACTCACATAGAGAGATCATTGGAAAGGCAGATAAGTTGGCATACTCCTTAGATTCAATTTTGTTTCAGTTGAAGTATTGCTATGAAGAGGTGACTTAACTATGGAAATAGGACAGATGACCGAACGCATAACAATATTAAAGCCAAAGCAGCAATCAGGAGCAGTTGTTGACCTTGATGACAATAACAAATGGGATACTTACCGTAATGCCTGGGCGAAAGTTGAATATCTAAAAGGGCAAGAATACTATGCAGCAATGGCTGTAAATGCTGAAACATCCATACGCTTTATAATTTGGTACTGCAAAGATATTGATGCTACTATGGCTATAAAATATCAAGGCCATATATATAATATCAATTCTGTTTATCCACTGGACAGTACTAGAACATGGTTTATAATCCTTGCAAAAGAGGTGATTGTTAGTGAGTAATGTGACTTTTGAATGGGATTTCTCAGCTATCACTAAGGAGTTTGAAAACATGGGCAAGGATATCGAAAAGGTTGAAGAAACTGCAACAAAAAAAGCAGCTAATGTTGTTGCGGAAGTACTTGCCAAAAATATGGGGCGAAGTAATATTGATGAAGAGGGTTATGTGCATATGCAAGATGATATACATGTTTCTGGCTTAAAAGATGATAAAACAGATGGCAGTAAGGTTAGGGAAATATACGGTGGCAAGAAGACAGGCTGGAAGTGGCATTTTAGAGAATTTGGAACTAGTAAAGAAGATGGGAATCAGTTTATTACAAAATCTTTAGAAGAAACCAAGTCCGAGGTTAAAGATATTATTGATGCTGAGATACAAAAGCAATTAAAGCTGTAGAGGTTTGATTAATATGGATATGATAGATTATATTTATAATGCTTTAAAAAGTTTAAACATACCAGTTTTATGGAATGTCCGTCCCAATACTTATCCATCCATTACCTATAGCTTTTATAATAGTACTGGTCAGGAATTTGGAGATGGAGAAGAAATTGGAACAGGACATTACTTACAGGTAAATGTATGGGCAAGAAATAAAGAAGACTATGTTAACACTGTTACTAGTGTTAAAACAAAATTAAAAGAAGTAGGATTTACAAGGCAATCCGAAGCGGATTTATATGAAAGTGATATAAAACTTTACCATAAAGCGGTAAGGTTTTTTTATTTAGATAATATTGGATAAGGAAAGGAAGGAAATAAAATGGCAAAAGGTTATAGAATAAATGTTAAAAATTTGCATTATGCAATTTGTACATTAGACGATGCAACAGGGGTTACGTATTGTACACCAAAACCACTTGAAAAGGTTATGAGTATTAAGATGTCACCAAAAGTTATTGATGGCAAATTTTATGGTGACGGTACTGTACAAAAACAGACTTCACGAATTGATACTATAGAGGTTGAGATAGAACTAAATAAAGTACCGCTTAAAATAAGAGCCGAATTGCTAGGAAATACATATGATAAGGGTACATCGGAGGAAAAATATAATGATATTGCACCTGACATTGCTTTAGGATATGAGATTGAGAAGGATAATGGAAAAAATGAATATGTTTGGCTTTACAAAGGGCAAATGCAGCCAATTGAAGATGATTTAAAGCAGACTGAGGCGAAAATTGAGTATCAGAGTCAAAAGACTAAGTATACATTTATACCTCGCATTTATGATGGTAAGTTAAGAAAATTTGCTGATAGTGAAGAGACCGATTTTGTAGCTGATACAGCAACAAATTGGTTCAAAGCGGTACCAGTTCCAGTAACAACTCCGTAAATGTAAGAATATCTAAGGGTTAGAGTAAAATCTGACCCGTTATAGTATTTTGAAAAAGAGAGGAATTTATATATATGAAGAAAATTAGCACAAAACCAATTGAAACCTTAGCTATAGAATTTGTCGATGGAACTGTTAAAGAACTGAAATTCTCTGCATATGCCATGATGGTACTCGATGAAGAGTTTGAAGGTTTTATTGCTATTGCAAAAGAAGCTAAAACTAAACCTTTTATAAATGGTGCAAAGCTACTATATGTAGGAGTAAAAGCAGTTGATGAAAAGTTTACATATAACGATGCAAAAAGGTTAGTAGTAAATATGAGTGTAGAGGATATAGCAGAAATATTTACATTTGCCACAGAAACATTAGGCAGCACAGATAAAGCGACTGAGGAAACATTGGGGGAAAACAGACCTCAGTAGATGCAGAATGTGAATCTACTGAGGATGACTATAATGGAGAAACTAAATTTGATTGGGATTATTTGTATTATATGATTTGTGTAGAAATGAATAAATCCGAAGAATTTTTCTGGTATCAATGCACTTTGGGCAAAATATTTACGTTAATAAACCAGTTTGTAAAATTCAGTGATAAATATAAAGAAGTAAATAATGAAGAGGTTACTATAAACAGCATGGGAGATATACCAAATTTCAGGTAATATCTCTTTTTTGTTTACAAAGGTTGGTGAAAATGTGGCAAAAGACATGGAAACGAAAATAAAAGTAGGTCTGGACACAGTTGATTTTAATGGCTCTGTCACAGAAATTAATAGACGGTTAAAGGTACTCGATGCTGAATTTAAAAATACATCCGAACAGGCAAAATCATTCGGAACGGCTACTGATGAATTGAGGATTAAGCAGGAAAATCTTACTCAGAAAGTCGAGTTGCAATCTGCAAAGGTAGCCAAATTAAAAGAAGCATATGATAAGGCTAAGACTGCAAAGGGAGAGGATAGTAAACAAACTCAAAATCTTGCTATTCAATATAATAGAGCCGAAGAGTCTTTAACAAAAATGCAGAGCAGTTTGAAGGACACTACAGATAAAATTGAGAAACAGGCTGAAAAACTTGAACAGCTTAAAACGAAATTAAGCAATGTAAGTGATAAAGCTAAGTCATTCGGAGAAGGTTTCAGTAAAGCAGGAGATGGATTGTTAAAAATTACTGCTCCAATGGCTGCAATAGGTGTATTGGGTGGTAAAGTTGCTTTGGATTTTCAAGAAACAATGGCAAAGGTAAGCACCGTTTTTGATGAAACACAGGTAAGCCTGAAAGATTTGGGTAACGGTGTTATTGACTTGAGTAATAAGTATGGGAAAAGTAGTGAAGAAATTGGAGAAGCTTTGTATCAAACAATATCAGCAGGAATATCAACATCTGAATCCATGAATTTTATGAATACTTCATTAAAAACTGCCAGAGGTGGATTTACGGATACTGTCAGTGCCGTAGATGCTTTGACAAATGTCCTTATGGCGTATGGAATGAAGGCAAAAGATGTTACAAAGATATCAGATCAAATGTTCGTCATGCAGAATATCGGTAAAATTACAATTGGTGAGGTTGCAACAGAAATAGGTAGAGTCGCACCACTTGCAAGTGCTGCAAAAGTTTCTACTGATGAATTGTTTACTTCCCTTGCTGTATTAACAAAGAATGGTATCCAAAGTGAAGAGGCGATAACAGGATTAAAGGCAATTTTAAGTAACATTGCTAAACCGACACAGGAAGCTAAAGAAGCAGCAAGAGGTATGGGGTTACAGTTTAGTTTAAGTGCAGTACAGGCTAAAGGATTCGCTGGATTCCTAAGTGACATTGTTACAAAGACTGGCGGAAGTCAAGAAAAAATGGTTCAGCTTTTTGGTTCAGTAGAAGCTGTCAATAGCATATTTGCATTAACCTCTAAAACAGGAAGTAAAGATTTTAAAACTACATTGGAACTAATGAAAAATAGTGCAGGAGAGACAGACAAGGCATTTAATAAAATGAATACATCTGGATTTACTTTGGCACAGGCAATTGAGAGGATAAAGAATGTAGGTGTTAACTTACTGCCACTTGCTGAAGCGGTTTTAAATATTATAAACCCAATAGCAACATTAATCAGCAAAATTCCAGCTCCTATATTACAAATATCAGCAGTTATCGGTATGGTAGGCGTAGCAATTGGAAGTGTATTAAAAATAGTTGGGAGTACATCATTAGCGGTATCTAATATTACTAATCTTTTTGGAGGTTTTAACATTGCTACAATGAGAACAGTGGCAATTGTAATCGGTGTTGTTGCAGCACTTACAGCATTAGCGGCTATTATTGCAATAATAATGAATAGAGATATTGCTGGACAAATGAATTCGATAGGTAGTGCTGTTAATAGTATGACAAATTCTGTTAACTCAAATGTACCACGAAGTGCTTATCATGCAAAAGGTGGAACTATCAGAGGTGACCAGTGGGGAATTGTCAATGAAGAAGGTGGAGAAATCCAATATTTACGTGATGGAACAACTATTATTCCACACGATATTTCAATGGAAATGGCAAGGAGCAGCAATGAAAATAGAAGTGGTGAAACTTATAATTTTCATGCAGGTAGCATTGTAATTGATGCTAAAAATGTTAATGACTTCAATAAAGTTGTGCAAATAGTAAAAAGCCTTAAGCAGACTAAAAATGCAGGGACGGTGATCGGATAGAATGTCACAGCATACACTTACATTAAATTGCATAGGAAGTTGTTATACCGATGCTGATAATAGGTATAGTAATTATCCGAGTAGTGTAGTTAAAACAGGATTAAAACCTACTTCTATGGGTGGCTCCATAAATAAGCATAATGGTTTTGTCAAATTTGATGATTCTACACTACCTGTTAGAAAGAAAATTATAAATATAAAAATAAGGTATTATATTCAAAGCATACAATATTATCTGAACTGGGCAAAAATACAGCTTGGTTATACGGATACGAATGTAGATTTATCAACAATTACTTTTGATAAGATGGCTACAGGATATTATTGCACTAATACAAGAGACTTTTATACAGGTGCAACCATTCCGTTATATTATGAGGAAACATTAAATGCGTTAACAGTAAAAGTAGTAAGCTTTGATAGTGAATATAACGATAATTATTTTGAAATTTCTGGCCATGGAAGTGCTAACCCACCAAGTTTAATAATTACATATGAAGACGTTGCTCCTGATGCACCATCACCATTAGATCCGGTTGGAGCCTTTAAGGGGAATGCTAATATTATAAGGTTCAGTTGGACTTATAACAGTTCTGTGGGAGGTATTCAAAAGGCTTTTGATTTAATGTGGAGTACAAACGGATCAACGTGGACTACTGTAAGTCAAACAACCTCCAATACATATTATGACATGCCGGCAAATTCGCTCCCTACAGGCAACATATTCTGGAAGGTACGCTGCTATAATGAATATAATGAAGTAAGCCCTGAAAGTGGAATATCAGCATTCTATGCAACAGGTGTTCCTACTACTCCGACAATAACAAGCGTGTCGACAACAAGTGCTAGACCTAAAGTGTCATGGAGTGCTGCAACACAGCAGTTATATCAGATTCAGATATTACAGGGTAATAATATTGTATACGATTCTGGTAGCGTTCCAAGTTTGTCATTACAAACACATAAGGTAACAAAGTTTTTAGCTGATGGTACCTATACAGCGAAAGTAAGAGTAAAAAATGAATTTGATTTATTCTCCGAATGGGCAAGTTATAGTTTTACTCTGTATACAGCAAAACCAAATAAGCCAGTATTAACTCTAAGCCAGAGTAAATATAGTGTAACGGCTACAAGTGATATTGCAGAAAACAGCTATTTATTATTATATAGATCAGAATATGATTCAAATAATTTTGTTTGTGTAGGAAAGGTTACTGTAAGTGAAATTATAGATTATACAGTCGAGAACAATAAGCAGTATCAATATTTTGTACGTGCGGTAAGCAGTACAGAAACATACTCTGACAGTGATATATCAGTTGTTACAAGCCCCCAAATAAATCAATCAATAATTTCTCCTGTTTCTGATTTGGGAAACGTTTTTGAAGTTAAATACAATTTAAATGATAGACCTGTCAAAAATATAACTGCAAATATAACTAGCTCTACAAATTATTTTAGCGGTAGGAAATATGCTGTCACCGAATATGACGAACACTTTAACACAGTAATATCTTTAACATTTTTTATTAAAACTGATACCGATATGGAACAAATACATGAAATAATCAATACAAAGGGAGCGATACTATATAGAGATGGTAGAAGAAAGCTTTATGGTAATATTTCAGGTATAAATATTACTGACCATCCTTTTGGATATGCAGTAGGCTTTGTTATTATCCAAACAGATTACAGCGAGGAAGTGGAGGTGTAACGGATGCTTGATTTAGCAATAGGCGGATATAATAAAGCCGATGTAATTAATCAGCTTCATGCAAAAGCTGGTGTTAGAGAAATTAAATTCAGATATGATCTCTTAAACCGTCATGAAATAAAAATCGGCGAACTATCCGGGACACCTTCAGGAAATTCAATAAACTTTAATAGCCTGGCAGAAATAAAACGAACGGCACATTTTAATTTTAAAGAAACGGAATTAATAGAAATAGACTGGTTGAATGACAGGGTTCAGCCAGTTTTTATTTTACGGATGAATGATGGTAATTACATAGAGTGGAGCCTTGGGAACTTTCTTTTATCATCACCTACCAGAAAGGACAATTTCGGTATATGGCGGGAAATTGAAGCGTATGATGCAAGTCAGATATTACAGGAAGACAAATTTACTAACAGATACCGCATTACAGGAGGGACTAAATATGTTGACGCTATTTCAACAATAATAAATTCAGCAGGAATTAGGAAAATAAATATTATAAGCAGCTCTACAACTATAGCAAATGACAAGGAATTTGAGATAGGAACATCTAAGCTTGAGGCAATAAATACCCTGCTCACAGAAATAAATTATACTTCAATTTGGGTAGATACAGACGGATATTTTAAAAGCACTCCATATATATTGCCATCAAATAGGGAAGTAGAGTACCAGTACAGAACAAATGATCTAAGTATTATGTACGAAGGAGCTACAAACGAATTGGATTTGTTCAATGTCCCGAATACATGGGTTGTAACAGCAACTAACCCTGAAAAATTGCCACTGGTAAGTAAATATACAAATGACTTGCTTACCTCGAAAACCTCTACAGTTAACAGGGGCAGGGTAATTGTTGATTATAGCCAGGTTAATGATATCTTTGACCAGGTTACACTAGATGCGTACACAAAAAGAATAGCCTATAATGCAAGCCAAGTCTATGAGAAGTTTACATTTGAAACTTGCTGTATGCCTCATCATTCATATATGAATATGCTTTTTGTAGAGTATAAGAACCTTGAAATATCAGCAAAATTTACAGAGACAGATTGGGAAATGGAATTACAGGCCGGAGGCAAAATGAAGCATAATGTTAGGAAGGTGATTATGATATGAGTGAGGTGCCATCCTCAAATGAGTTATTAGAACAAATAAAGCCTGAAGATCAGCAACAATGTTTTAAACTAGGTGTTGTTTCTGCATTATTTGAAAATGGAACGGCACAGGTAACTTTTGACGGTGAAGATTCAGCAAGCCAGAAACAATATGCATATCTGGATTCATATTCGCCAAAGCTTGGGGATAGGGTGCTTTTAGCATCAATAAGCAACAACTATGTAATACTGGGTAAAGTGAACTACAATGTATCACCAAGCGGAAGCGTGATATCAGAGGGCAAATTTACTACAATCAATTCAACAGGCTTGGCTTTACTTAATTCTATTGATGTTAGTAATTCAGCGAGATTCAGGGGAAACGTTACATTTGATAATTATTTGGCACTATCATCACTTAAAGTAAATGGAAGTATTGGATTTTTCGGTGGATCATTAGCATCAAAGATAAACGTCAACAATGTACCATATATCACAACCAATCAATACCCGGATTCAACATACAGTTATAACGAACAAACATTGCTAGGACAGCTTAAAACAGATGTAACGAACTTGAGAAATTCGCTGAATGAAGTAATTACAGCATTGAAGCAGTACAATTTGATCTAGGCAGGAAGAGGTGATAATAAATGTCAGGAATTGAGAAAATTTATGAAATAACACTGGATATAAAAAAAGAAACAGAAAAGCCTTACATAGAATTTGTACAAGGGGACACGCTGAATAAAATTATCATAACCATCCTGAACGACAACAAGCCTGTAATGCTCAGTAATTATACATATATTATAGTTTTAAAAAGACCAGATAATGTCTTAATACAGAGTATTCCATATATTGCTGACAACAAGCTGATATATGACGTAGGAACTACTGAGATATTAGTAAGTGGATTAGTTAAATGCAGCATAGAAATCTTTGACGGTCAGGAAAGAATAACAATAAAAACATTCAACTTCGTAGCAGTCGCATCACTAAGAGATAATGATATAAATAACTCTGAAACTGATTACCCTATTACTTATATGGATTATTCTGTAGTCTGGAAAGGCATACTCTCTGAATTGGATGATACAGGATTCGCTACTCTGATAACTTATAAAAGAGTTAACGGCAGGACGTATATGCAAATTAAGTTCACTAGACTGGTTGATGGTGTTTATACGAAATATAAAATTACTTACTTTGAGAGGGATGGGGTTACTGTTAAGTCGGAGAATATTTATGACATTCCTGTAGGTTCATTAGCAAAAGGATAAAATTCTAAAGAAATCTTCTATCTTATAGTACTTAATGGTAAAATACGAAGGAGGGTAATTTAATGTTTTAATTGTCGGGTATTCTATGGAGAATAAAGGTTGAAAAAAATAACTAGCGATTGGCACTATCCTTAATTGCATAGCAAACAAGCCATTTTGGTGGCTTTTAAAAATTGAATATATTGTATAAAACAAGGTTATTCAGTAGCTGACTTAATT